AAGTTGATGTAAGTGGTGAAATTAAGCATGGAATCGTGCTTTTACCCGGAAAAACACCGATGGTGGATATAACACCAGAAAAATAAGAAACCCTGCCGTATACAATGGGGGGCAATTCTTATACTTCGCTTTATTAAAAAAAGGAGATTATATAGAATGACAAACGAGTTCTATAAGGCTAAGACAACTGAATTGTTCAATATGCTTATTGGATTTGATCCATATTTTAGGGAAAAAAGGGAATTTAACAACTATCCCCCCTATAACATCTACGAAGATGGCAATAAATATCAGCTAGAAATAGCTGTTGCAGGGTTTTCAAAGAAAGATATAGAGATTACGCATCAAAATTCTACACTGAGAATCGCTGCACAGAAGAAAAATGAGCGAAAGCACCTAAAACCTGTAGTTAGAGGGTTAGGCGCACGTTCTTTTACACGAGTTTTTCAACTAGCCCCGTATGTTGAGGTGACTGACATCAAATTAAAGGATGGCATTTTGACAGTTTGGCTAGAAAAAGTTCTTCCCGACGAATTAAAACCAAAGATTCTACAAATAGCATAAAAATAGGTTTATATGGCTAGACCCAAGTTAGCTCCCGGTGAAAAAGGAAATTATAATGTAAGTAGAGCCGAGCAGCTACGGCGCAAGGCACGAAAACAGCTTGGGGAGGCGGAACGAGCAGCAAAACAGACAAAAGCTAAGGCTCAAAAAGCATCCCAGAAAGCTCAGAAACGTGCCGCTAGAACGCGCAAAGTTATGGGCCTTATAGACCAAGGCGGAGTAGCAACAAACGATTTTATGGACACTCTCTCGCCCGATATAAAGGATGCTATAGTTGAGGGAAAACACGAATTAATCTTTTCACCCAATGAAGGTCCACAAACTGATTTTTTAGCTGCACCTGAAAAGGAAGTGCTATATGGCGGTGCAGCAGGTGGCGGTAAAAGCTATGCACTTCTGGTAGATCCACTACGTTTCGCTGACAACACCAATCATCGTGCTCTTCTCTTACGACGAACTCTTGGCGAGCTGGCCGAATTGATTGATCAGTCAAAGAAAGTATATCCCAAGGCGTTTCCCAACGCTATTTTTAAAGAGAGCAAAAATCTCTGGATCTTTCCTAGCGGAGCCACCATTCTTCTATCCTATGTAGATAAAGATTCTGATGTTACAAGATTTCAGGGACAATCTTTTTCATGGATAGGAATTGATGAACTAGGCCACTATCCAACACCGTATGTCTGGGACTACCTAAGATCACGGCTTCGTACTACCGACCCAAGTATTGAGACATACATGAGAGCTTCGGCTAACCCCGGTGGTGTTGGTGGATGGTGGATAAAAAAGATGTTTATTGATCCTTCTCAGCCAAACACAGCATTTGCTGCAAAGGATATGGAATCGGGTAAATCATTAGTATTTCCGCCTAATCATGCAAAAGCAGGGTATCCACTATTTCAACGAAAGTTTATTCCTGCTAGATTAACAGATAATCCTTATCTTATGGCTTCCGGTGAATACGAAGCAATGTTGTTATCTCTACCAGAAGTAGAAAGACGGAGACTACTAGATGGAGACTGGGACGTTGCAGAAGGAGCTGCATTTGCGGAATTTAATAGGCCGACGCACGTTTGCGAACCTTTTGAATTACCTCGAGGTTGGCCTCGTTTTAGGACTGCTGACTATGGTTATAGTAGCCCTTCTTGTATTCTTTGGGGTGCTGTGGACCATGATGGTAATTTGTGGATATATCGTGAGCTATATTCTAAAAGGCTTACAGCTGATGCATTAGCGGATGCTATCTTTGAAGCAGAAGCCTATGATCCGCCCATGTATGCCTCGGTTCTTGATAAGTCTTGTTGGAATAGAGTAGCAGGTGCACCTTCGGTTGCACAAACAATGATACAGCGTGGTATTAGGTGGTTGCCCTCTAACTCAGACAGGATGAGCGGAAAACTTGAATTACATAAACGATTACAACTCAACGAAGATTCTGGAGAACCTCACCTCAAAATATTTTCAACGTGTACTAATCTTGTACGAACTTTACCCACGATCCCGCTGTCAAGAACAAATAGTGAGGACGTTGATACAAAATCTGAAGACCATGCCTATGATGCACTAAGATACTTGTGTATGTTACGGCAAATCAATAACACCAACTTTAGTAGTTGGTCGAATAGAATTAAAGACACAGCACCTGAACCAAGGGATATTGTATTTGGATACTAGAAATTGGTAGAATTTGATAGTGTTGTTTACTAGCAAAGGAGGTGATTCGTGGGGGAAGTAGTATTTTTTTATTTTTTTACTTTAACAAAGGAACGTATGTCATGACACAGACACCATTTACACTGCCCATTACCGAAAATATGGCAGAAGACACACACAAAGCCAAGAATCCTCCATTGGAGGCTTGGGGCAAAGCTGGATCAGCAGAATCCGGTGAGAAAATGTTTACTTTTAGTCAGAGCGAAAGTGCTCCAAAGAAGCAAGCTAATCCGAAGACTACTCCCGATATGGCAAATCTAACGAACTGAGAGTTTTATGGCCTTTTTGGATATACAGCCATCTGACAAAACTGACACAGCAATTGATGTTAGGCTTGGGGAAGATGTTGCTGCAAATGCACTGGTAGGCCATGTTCGCAGTAGATTTCAAACTGCGGAAGATGGTAGGTATTCGGATGAACAACGATGGTTAAAAGCATATAAAAACTATCGTGGTTTATCTCATAACGAGAATACCGATAGGATGCGAGGATCAGAGCGATCTAATGTTTTCATTAAGATTACTAAAGTTAAGGTTCTCGCGGCTGTTGGACAAATCAGTGATATTTTATTTGCAAACAAACGATTCCCAATCGTGGTTGAAGCAACGCCTGATCCCGAAGGAATGCCTGAGTTTGCTCATCTGAAAACACCACAAGAAGACCAGATACAAAGTCCGGTGGGTTTTCCCGGGGATGAAATGGAATTACTTCCGGGGGCAACCGAAGCTACAGCATCAGCAGAAAATCCAATAATACGCGGGCTTGGACCGGAATACGACACAACTAATTTGGTTGCAGGTCCGGGTAAAATTGGACAACCACAAATAAAACCTGCTGCACTTGCTGCACAGAACATGGAAAAGATAATCCATGATCAACTTCTTGATACCGACGCAGTAAAGAAACTTCGTAGTGCTCTATTTGAGTGTTGCCTTTTAGGTACAGGTGTTATAAAGGGTCCGTTTACCAGTGAGAAGACAATTCCACGTTGGCGTAGAAATGAGATGGGTGATAGACAGTACGCCCCAATATACAAGAATAAACCAAAAATCTCTCATGTTTCTTGCTGGAATTTGTACCCAGATCCTAATGCAACATCAATGGATGAAGCAGAATACGTCATTGAACGACACAAACTTAATAGGGAGCAACTAAGAAAACTTAAAGACGAACCCTACTTCGATCATCGTGTTATCGAGGAGCTACTAGAAAACGGGCCTAACTATGAAGAAAAATATTTTGAAGCACAGCTTCAGTCGGATCAAAATGATCCTATCTATTCGGAATCTCGATTTGAGGTTTTGGAATACTGGGGTATCATGGATGCTAAACTTGCGGAAGATGCAGGTCTTGAAATATTTGCAAGCATGGAGGACTTATCTTCGTACCAAGTAAATGCTTGGATTTCTGGTAACAAAATTCTTAGGTTGGTTGTCAATCCATTTACACCAGAGCGTATGCCATACCACGCCTTTCCATATGAGGTAAATCCTTATCAGCTATTTGGCGTAGGCATATCTGAGAACATGGAAGATGCCCAACTACTTATGAACGGCCACATTCGCATGGCGATAGACAATCTTGCTCTCGCTGGCAATGTGGTTTTTGATGTGGACGAGGCAATGCTGGTTCCGGGCCAGAACTACGATATATACCCCGGAAAAGTATTTAGACGGCAATCCGGTGTAACAGGAACAGCAATTAATTCTATTAACTTTCCAAACACCGCACCTGCCAATGCACAAATGTACGACAAGGCTAGACAACTAGCCGACGAGGAAACAGGCATTCCAAGTATTATGCACGGTCAGACCGGGGTTACTGGTACTGGCCGTACTGCTGCTGGGCTGTCTATGTTAATGAGTTCGTCAACCCTGTCAATAAAGTCTGTTATTAAAAACATCGACGACTATTTATTGAAGCCGTTAGGTGAGACATACTTCCAGTGGAATATGCAGTTTAACGACGAAGATCCTGAGATTGAAGGCGATCTCGAGATTAAGCCACGAGGCACATCGGCTGTTATGCAGAAAGAAGTTCGCACACAGCGATTGGTTACATTGCTACAGACAGTTGCCAATCCGATGCTTGCACCGTTTGTTAAGATACCAAATCTTATTCGTGAGCTTGCAATTTCACAGGATATTGATCCTAACGATCTAGTTAATGATGTTAATGAAGCAGCAATTTTTGCAGATGTATTGAGAGGTTTGAATGAACAGCAACAACCAACCGAGCAAGGGGGCGTTTCACCGACTGGGGCCGTTAATGGAGCAGGAGGCGGCATGGAAGGCGCTGGAGGAGTACCTACAGGAGCAAACCCAGCAGATGACTCAGGCGTTGGTGGCGGAAACATTGGAGTTGGAAGTGCGCCGCTTGCAGGGGAAGCTGGCTTTACTGGAAACCTTACTGAAGCTGCGGAATAATTATCGGGAGATGGATAGGAACTAATACAATGGCAGTTGAATACATAGATAGTCCTACTGGAGTTATTGGTTTAGGCGAGGGTGTTGGTTTAGAAACTATCACGCCTCAACGTAGAAGACGAGTTCGTAGGGGAGATCGTGGTATATTTCCAGTAACACCAACTGGTGCAGAATCATACGAAGATCCCTCCTTTGCACCACAACGAGGTTTTCAACAAGCCTATGGTGCTGTTCCTAATGTATTTGAAAGATATGCCGGATTGCCCGGTGGAGCACGAGCCGGACCTATTCCCGGTAGTGGTTTTGAAGATGTTATCTTTCGTCCTCTTCCAACCGATGACGTAGTAGAAGATGACAATGATTTGGAAGAGGAATTACGAAGGCAGACACTGGATATTGATCCATACGGGGATTATTATGAAACTCAATTTGATCGTAGTTCTCCAAATTATAATCCGCAAGCTGTTGCCGATAGGGATCAGCAAGTAGCTATGGTTGAAGAAATGCAACGTGCTAATATATCATTTATTGATCAAATTAAAGTGGATTTTCTTGATGCTCAATATAGAGCTTCGGGTGGTACTAAAGGTCAATCTCGTGCAAGTAGCTTATCAATGGCACAAGTAACAGGAGGAGATCCTTTTGCAACTATTCAAGAGGGAAGTGATCAAGGATATGTGGAGGGTAAAGGCGGAAAACCCGGAACCGTAGGGGATAGATTTTTTGCCGATACCCACGGTTTTGGTGGTATAATGGACCCGATAACTGGAGGAAGACCAGTAGGTGCTACTATTGGTGGCACTACTGATGCTGGTACACTAACGGGTCTTGGTTTTGGTCCTAGTGAGTTATCTATTCAGTTTGGAAATCAACCAGCAACATCAGCAAAAGCAGGTGAAATACAAACAATACCCAATCCCAATATATTTGGTCCCGGTGGATTGGGTGAACAGTCTCAAAGGGAGTCAGATACGGAGTTTTTTGCAAGGTATGCAGCCGAAGAAAAAGCCAAAACAGAAGCGCAATTCCAAAGAAACTTAGAGCGTACTAAACCTCAAGTAGACGCTCTCACAAGTCCCGGCCTCAGTGCTAGTTCTGGTAGACCAGATAGCGTAGACATAGTACCAGATTTTGATATACCGTCAATTGGGCCATCAGTACCACAAGGAGTACCGGAACCTGATCTAGCTGACTTAGCAGGAGGATTTGGGATAAGTATAGATCAATTTAGTAAAGACGGCGGACAAATTTCCTTCATGGGCATGAAAAAATAATATGTTGC